AAGCAGACGATTGGTCAAGGCTCTCAGCCTGTGACCGACTTTGCACCTGACATCTCTGATCAAGCGTTTACTGTTGATGAAGGTCAGGCCTTTAACGTTCAGATCGCTTTAGATGCAAACTCGGACATCGTGAACCAGTACGTTGAGATTGACGCCCCGGCGTGGGCTGTAATGGTTCAAGACACTGGCGCTATTATCGGGACTGCCCCAGCTTTCACAGGAAGCTCCGATGCGTATGTCATTAACTGTAAGGCTGCTAACGCTGTAGGTGGGTCTACTGACTTCACGGTTACACTTAACGTGGCACAAGCCGCTTACACTAACTCTAAGTCCATAGATTTAGATGGTTCTACCAACTGGCTTCAAGGAAACCCTGTCAACGTAACTGCTTTAGAACGGGCAACAAACGGTGACGGCAGTGCTTGGACTGTATCGATGTGGGTAAAGCCATCATCCTCAACATCTACTCAGACCTTGATGGTTTATGGTGCTGGAGATGACTACAATGGCGGAGCAATCACTCTGAAGCAAAATGGTGGTACAAGTTTAGTTCTGAACTACGGTACCGTGTACAACAACATCATCCTTGTCTGTGGCAATGCTTTTACAGCTAATACGTGGCAACACGTACTGGTCACTTTTGACGGGGGCACTACAGGAAGTGTCGGTGCCGATGCTGCTAACTACTACAGCAGGTTCAGCATCTATGTTGATGGTGTACTCCAGACACCTACAGGTGTTGCTTCTGGCGGGGGTTATGACGGCGCTCTTAGCGGTGCTAACCCAAGCGACAACATCTATCGCATTGGGCGTGCTAGTAACGTCCACAACAACTACTACAGCGGTGTAATCAACCAAGTAGCTATTTGGGGTTCAGACCAGTCTGCTAACCTAGCAGCTATCTACAACTCTGGAGCTACTCAGGACTTGAGCCAACTGGCTTCTGCTCCTACGCACTACTACGAGATTGAAGCATCAACTACTTCCATCTCTGATCTTAGTGGGAACGCACCACTCACAGGGTACAACTTTAGTGCAGCCGATCTAGTCACTGATACACCCTAACTAGGAAGCCCTCAGGAGCTCGTACAGAGCCTCTGGGGGTTTTCCCTCACAATCACCCCAGAATAACCTCAACGGCGCTCTGTGAGCTTCACAGGGCCGTATGGAGCATATCTATGTCTACAATTAAGAACTCGCTGGACCTGATCCAGCAGTTGATGACCGATCACTTCGTGGAAAGGCTCCAGTCGGGGGACATCTCCCCTTCTGAGCTTAACACCGTACGTCAGTTTCTCAAGGACAACCATATTATCGTGGCACCTGAGAAAGCCGACACCATGGGCACCTTGAGTACCCTCTTGCCTGACTTTGGAGCAGACGACGAAGCCGATGACCAAACAACCTTCAACTAACCTCGAAAAGATCAAGGGAGACTTCAGGCTTTTCACGTACGTCCTGTGGAAACACCTGAACCTCCCTGATCCTACTCCCGTCCAATACGACATCGCTCAGTTCCTGCAAGATGGCCCTAAGCGTTCCATGATCTCCGCATTCCGTGGCGTCGGAAAATCATGGCTTACCTCTGCGTACGTCGTATGGATCCTCTTGAATGACCCTGACAAGAAAATCATGGTAGTCTCTGCGTCTAAGGACAGAGCGGACGCCTTCTCGGTTTTCTGTAAGCGGATCATCGCTGAGCTAGACATTTGTCAACATCTGATGCCCGGTCCAGATCAACGCTCATCTAACCTCTCATTCGACGTTGGCCCCGCTAGGGCTGACCACTCCCCCTCAGTTAAATCTACGGGTATCTCAGGGCAGCTCACGGGTTCTCGTGCAGACATCCTGATTGCCGATGACGTAGAGGTCGCTAACAACTCAGACACGCAGGGTGCCCGTGACAAGCTCTCTGAGAGCGTCCGTGAGTTTGACGCTATCCTCAAGCCTCTGGATACCTCTCGTATCATCTACTTGGGTACCCCACAGAACGAAGATAGCCTCTACAACAAGCTACCTGAGCGTGGATATGAGATCCGTGTGTGGCCTGCGGAGATGCCTGAGGAAGCAAACATCCCCAAGTACCGGGATACGTTGTCTCCATTCATCTCTAAGCTCGGCCTGAAGGAAGGCGAACCTACAGATCCCCAGCGGTTTGACGCAGAGGACCTGATGGAACGTAAGGCGTCCTACGGTAGGGCCGGTTACCAGCTACAGTTCATGCTTAACACTGCCCTATCTGATGAGGAGAAGTATCCTCTGAAGATGCGGGACCTCATGATCACTGATTTGGACCCTGAACAGGCCCCAATGACTTGGAACTGGCAACCCCACCCCAAGAACCGCCTAGATCTCCCTAACTTAGCTATGTCTGGCGACTATATGCACGGTCCGGCAGGGTTTAACGAGGTCCACGCCCCATATCAGGGTATAATCATGGCGGTTGACCCCTCTGGTAGGGGTGCCGATGAGACAGGCTACGCAATTACAGCCCATCTTAACGGCTATACGTACGTGTTACGCTGTGGTGGCTTTGCCGGGGGCTACGACGAACAGACTGTACTCAACCCTCTGGCTATTCTGGCAAAGCAATACAAGGTAAACAAGATTGTCGTGGAGAGTAACTTCGGTGACGGTCTGTTTACCAAGGTGTTCCAAGAGGTAGTCCACCGGATATACGGCTGTGGTATCGAAGAGGTACGTCATCACACTCAGAAGGAGATGCGTATCGCTGACACTCTCGAACCTGTCATGAATAAACACCGTATGGTATTTGACACCAAGGTAATCGAAGAGGACTACAGGACAATCCAGAAGTATGACCAAGAGAAACGCCTAAGCAAGTCCCTTATCTACCAGATGTCCCGTCTCACCCGTGAGCGTGGGTGTCTCCGTCATGACGATAGACTTGATGCACTGGCGATGGCTGTAGCCTTCTGGGCTGACGCTAACGCTCAGAATGAACAGAAGGGTGTCGATAGGATGGTCAAGAAGAGACGTGAAGAGATGGCTAGAGACTACTTCAAGAGTATGAAGATGGGTAGCTTTTCCAGCATCTCCCACCTAGAGAAGCCCCGATGGGGAGGCTAGCGTACACCGCTGGTATCAGGTGATGGTACTCCATCACTTCACTGTCTGTAATTAATACGTAGACTATATGGAAATACCCCCGGTTGTACCTATAGTAGTAACTTAAGATACCACCCTTAAGAGACACGATAGGAGAACTACGGGGGTACGTTGGGAGGAAGACGATGTAGATAATAACCCTACACTGTCCTGACGTCACATGATTGAGTACCTGTAAATGTTTAGGGGAGACCATGCAGAGTTGTGGTCTCTACCTAGCGGTACACGATTGGAGATACCTCTAATTGTAGGGGGTCTCTAAAATGGGGCAAATTTCTGAGGACCCTATAATTATACGTAGAATGCGAGTTCCCCCCGTGGGGTACCCTCAAGGTAGAACCCTCGACGCTCGATGTATCTCAATCGGATACCTGCGGTCGGTCGTCGAACAATCTATTCGACAGTGCCAGCCTAACCCACTGTAATCCCACGGTTTTCCTCACGTTGCCGCCTAATCATCATTCGACTACCCTAGTATATCGAGGGATCTTTGCGTGCACCGCAAGGAGATCTTTGCGTGACCCGCATGAATGCACAAGTGTGCATGATTGTGTGGTCCTTTACTGTTTTTGTGCATTATGCTCACACTCATGGTACACTTGTACCATCCCTCACGGTACCACCCACGGCATCCCTCACGTTATACATAGGGGCACGCACAGCCCCAAGCGATGAACCATCGCCCCTTTTATTTTTTTTCATGTGACCCCCTTGCGTTATCCTGAGGGATGTATATATTCCCCTTATCGACAACGACACGAACTCGCAAGGACTGACACCATGACCAACGCTCAGCAAACCATCGACGCCCGTCTCTCTGCCGCTTGTGATGCAGCACATGAAGCACTCGTAAAGAGCTTCTCAGCGGCGAACATGGACGCACTGGAACGTGCTCATAAGAAGTACAGCGATTTCCTACGTGAGGTCTACCCGGGTTAAAATAATTCATTTAGGGGGTTGCATTCCTGTACCGCATCCCCCATCTTCCCTTTATCGACAACGACACCAACCAAGGACTGACACCATGACC